TCTCGGTAGTTATCTAAATTCTCATCTACCATAAATGATATCTCTAGGTCACCGTATGTTAATTTATCACCAGGAACAGGTATATCTTTTAGTGGAGTTTGTTGTAAAGCACTTGCCATACTAATACCTGGAACATTAGCAGATGTACAAAAATATTCTACTTTAGGTAATTTGATAATAGAAAACTTAAACTGCTGTGGCGACGCCAAGTCTAGTTTAGTTGGTTGTCTTGATAATGCGTTTGTCGTTGTCATATGGATATTTATCCATTATTTAGAGCAAAAAAAAGGGGCGAATAAATCGCCCCTTTTCTGAAGTTTGTACTTCGCAAAGTAAAATTACATTAAGTTAGCAACTTGTACTTTTTGGTAGTATCTGTTAGAGTTAGCAGAACCAGCGTCATTTACTGCTGTAGCAGCACCTGAAATCGCACCAGTTTCAGCGAATGGGTTTGCAATTAAACCGTATCGTGTTTTGAAACCGATTTTTGGTTGGAATGTATCCTGACCAACTGCTCTAACCATTTGTAGAGGTACATACGGACAATAGAACATACCAGCGTCATAAGGTGAAGTACCTTTATAACCTACTACATAGTATTGCTTAGCAGCACTATTAGCAGAGTATGGGTCAATATATACTTTGTATCTACCGTTAAGAACACCAGCAAAAGTATTACCTGTGTCATCAACGTTTAGGTTGTTGTTAAGAGCTGGAGTATAGTCTAATACACCTGCCATTTGAAGAGCTGAGGCAACGTCTGATGAACAGATTATCATATTACCTTTTCCTCTTCTTGTTCTCTGAGCGATTCTGTTTGCGTCTCTTTCCAATTGGAACATAAGACCTTTGAATCTCTCAACTGACCATCTACCATTTGAGTCTGTGTCTAAATCAAAGATACCAGCGTTAGTTGTGTTCACAGCAGCACCTTTTTCAGCGTTGATGTAAATTGTTCTAACAACTTCTCTGTTGATTTCTGCAAGAATCTCAGCAGATAAAATGTTCGCAAGTTCAGTCTCAGCGTCTAAACCGTGGATTGCTTTAAGGTCTTGAGCAAGTTCCATTGTGTATTCCGCTTTAAGAGCTCTTGACTTAGCAGTTACCGTTGATTTCTCAATTGAGAAAGCCATTTCAGCAAATGCATTGCCACTTGCGTCACCTAATGCTTCAGCCGCAGCTGTAGTCATAGCAGTACCTTTTGTGTAAGTACCTGGTGAAGAGTCATTTAATACAGCTGGGTTAGCACCTGAATGTGCTGTAGATGAATAACCATCTACGCTTGAACCAGCAGCGTTTCTACCAGAGAAGTCTGAATCTGCTTCATCAAAAAATGCTTCAGCACCTGTTTGATTAGTGTATCTGCTTCTCATAGCAAATATAAGACCAGTTGGACCGGTCATTGGTTGAACACCTGCGATATCGTAAGCAATTAAATTAGGCATTGCTCTTCTTACTAGACTAATTAGGATTGGATCCCAGTTAGATATTGCTGAACCAGTTGCGTTTGTTGGTGCAGCTTCTGATAAGAAAGCAGCGTCTTCTTTAGAAGCTCTCTCTTGGTTTTCCAAGATAACAGAGGTGACGGCACGTCTGTATGAGTCCGTGATTTTTGGTAAATCAGGGTGCTCAAGGACTGGCTGCCATTTTTTTTCGTGAGTTTCGGATAAGTACATCTTATTTTTCTCCCTTTTCCCTATTATTAAGATATTTTAATATCTTTTGTTTTGCTTATAGCGGCAGTGTAAGCAGCCATTGCTTTTGATAAATCTTCGTTAGAAGGTTGACCATCAGCCGCCACATCATCTAAAGACTCAGTCGCTTCTTTCTTTTGTCCAAAGTATGACTCTTTAATAGTCTCACACTTTTTCTTAAAGTCTTCTGCGTTTGAGTATTCAATTTCTTCAGCAAGTTTAGCAAATTTTTCTTTTTGAGTGTCTGCTAAATCATTTCCAACTTCAGCCATTACTTCGTTTCTTGACTTTTCTGCGTTGTCTTTGTTTAGTTCAACATTCTTTTCAATTTGCTCGTTTAACTTTTTCTCAAGGTCTTCAATTTTAGTTGCTTGCGCTTCTAAAACATCATACTTCTCATCTGGAACATCAATGTAGTGTTCAGAGAAAAGTTTTTTAAGACCTGAAATAAAGTCTTCAGCAATCTCGCCTTTAATGCCTCTTTCAAGAGCGATTTCGTTTTCTTTCATCCACTCTTCAACGACATATGACAAGTAAGAATCAACTTTTTCAGTTAACTCTTCTTTTGCTTTTGCACTTTCTTGCTCTAATTTGTTGTTGTAATCTGCTTCCATTGTTTCAGCAATTTCTTTTACTTTTGCTTTAATCGCTGATTCAAATATAGTTGCAGCTTTTGTTTTAAATTCTTCGGATAAATCGTTTTCTCCAGATACAAGAGCGTCAACGTGTTCAGAAACATCAAGGTCTTCTTTGCTATAAGTTGCCTTCATCATTTCTTTACCTTTCTTCTCTTTATCTTTCTCGGCGTTAGTCATACCACCAGCCATTTCTTTTTTCTCTTTATCAGATTTTTTCATTGGCATAGCCATTTCGTCTTTTTTCTGATGTTTTTTAAGAGCGTCAAGAGCTGCTTTTGGCATTTCGCCTTCTTTGATTTCCGAACCTTCTTCAGTTTCAGTTGACTCAAGTTTAGTGTTGTGACCACTTAATTTTGGCATAGGGTCAGCAGCACCTTGTGATTTTTGTTGAGCGTCACCAGAAACCTGTTTAGTTTTCTTCGTAGCGTCTGGATTAGAATCTGTTGGTTTTACAACCGCTGGACCTAAATCTTCTGCGTTATTCATTTTCGCAATATGAGAAGGTTCAGCCGCAACAGCATTCTTTTTCGGAGCGTCTGCTTGTGGGTTAGCACTTGCTTCAGCAACCGCTTCTTTTTCCAAAGCCTCTACTTTATTTTCTGTCTCGGCCATTTAGAAATCTCCTTTTATTTAAAATAAACGTTTATTTTATTTCTCTATATGATATTTATAATATTAGAGATTTTTAAGAAAGGATTTAAAGACTTCCGCCTTAGCTTCTGCTAATTTGATAGACTTTGCTTTCTGTATATACTCTTTATATTCTTCAATATCACGTTCTTTAATAATACCATTGTCCCACACCCACTCTTTATTCTCCATAATACCCTCTACGAAAGCGTCTGGAGCGCTTGGGTCTGCAACAATGTCAGCGGCTGTAGCTAAGTAGAAGTCTTTTCCTACATAGTTAGCACCGTTCTTTTGAACCAAGGATCCCATACCTCTTGAAGATACTCCTAATTGAGCGCCTTCATCAATAAGACTTTTTACAATCTTACCGTAAGGTGTGTTCATTACCTTGGCTTCACCCATAAAATTTTTGCCATCTGGTGTTAGAGCGGTTACCATATGCGATACTCTCTCTAAATTAACCGTAGGTCCATCTGGATGGCCTAGTTCACCGAATGCTCTGTTTTTTTGGATAAATTCTCTGTTATATCTGTTGACTTCTTTCGCTAGAATATCTTGCTCGTATATTCTTCCATTTCTATTCTTGATGTCAGATTGTAAGAATACACCACGGATTTTATAATCTTTCTTTCCGTTTTTTTCTTCTACAATGTATTCTGCCTGTGAAATTTCTTCCGATATTAATTTCATCTTTTCTCTCTCTTATACTATATTTATAACAATTATTATCTAAACTCTGCAACAATCGTATAATTATCGCCTGAAGCAAAGTTTTTAGTAGATAATAACACATCACCTGTTGGTGTAGTAGAATTATTAACTATCTCATTACCTGCTGTTCTTAAATCCCAATAACCATTACCACCCAATATAACCATAGTTGCATTAGTAGCGCCGTTCCATACTAATTCAACTGCTGATTTAGGATTAGCAGAGTTAATAGAATACCAAATCTTTGCAAGTTTTCTATTGCCATCTTCGGTCATAAATGTGACCTCTGAAGCGTCAATTTTTTTGACTAAATTTTCGCCTGTGCCATCTGATAAATTAGTCATCTTTACAACAAACTTTACGCCTGAAGTATCTGCTATTGTTTGTGTTGTTACCGTATCTGCCATTTTTATTCCTCAAATCCTGTTTCTTTATGGCACTCTAAACTAATATTAAATTTAGGTACCGTAGCGTCAGCTAAAAGTTGTACACTCTGTTCTTCTTTGTCAACCAACTTTGTTTCTGTTGGTTTTAATCCATAATTACCTCTGCCACTAATTACTAATTCTTTTTCACCTAGTGTCAGTTTTACATTACCAGTTCCAAATACTTCATAATTAACATTTGCAATACTAATCTTTGGTTGACTTGTTGCATTTTTTAATTTAGATACATCAACTATTGTACCACCATCTGATTGAATACCTTTAATGTTTGTTATAACTTTAAAGTTATCATCAACCTTATGAACAATTGATTTAGATTCTTTATCTAAATTATCAAACCAAAGTATTGTCATTATTGCTCATCATAATAAGTTTTAGAAAGTTCTCCACGTTCTACCGTTTCACCTTTCTTTCTACATCTAATATAAACTTTTGT